AGGTAGAGAATCTACTTAATCGAGAGCCCAACCCTTATCAAGATATTAACTCTTTTCGTAGAAACCTAATTACAGACTTTCTTATTGACGGCAATATATTTATTTACTATGATGGTGCTCATATGTACCATCTCCCTGCTGATAAAGTAGTAGTTCATGCAGATGAAAAAACTTTTATATCTCACTACTCTTTACTTGACGTAGACTTTACTGTTAATGAGATTATTCATGTTAAAGAAAACTCTTTCCACTCTATTTATCGTGGAGTTCCACGTTTAAGTCCTGCAGCTCGTACAATGAATCTTATGTCATCTATGCGTAAGTTTCAGGATAACTTCTTTAAGAACGGCGCGGTTCCCGGACTTGTACTCAAGTCACCAAACACCCTTTCTGATAAGATTAAAGATCGTATGATTCTAGCTTGGCAACAGCGTTACAGACCTGATGCTGGTGGAAGACGACCACTAATACTAGACGGTGGTATTGAAGTAGATGCTATTTCAAATGTAAGTTTTAAAGATTTGGATTTTCAATCTGCGATTGCAGAAAATGAAAAGATTATTTTAAAGGCGTTAGGAGTCCCTCCAATTCTTTTGGATTCCGGTAACAATGCTAATATTCGCCCGAATTTACGACTCTACTATTTGGAGACTATACTTCCTATCGTTAGAAAAATTAATTTTGCAATGACTCGATTCTATGGTTTTGAGTGTGTTGAAGATATTACCGAGATCCCAGCTCTACAGCCTGAGTTACGGGATGCATCAGCATATTATACTTCCCTCGTAAATGGTGGAATTATTACTGCTGCTGAAGCTCGAGAAAGACTAGGCTTCCCTGAAATAGCGGGCACAGAAGAAATAAGAGTTCCTGCAAACATAGCAGGTTCAGCGGCCAACCCTGATGAGGGTGGTAGACCAGTTGAGGAGACTGAAGATGAGTAATAAAGTAAAAAGATTAAAGGCAGTAAAGCTTATAGCAGCTTTCTTTATTAGCGAGAAAAAACTATATACTGAGGAAGCCTATGTTGCACTAGGTCATCGTCAACCTGTCACTGGAGCATCAATTAGATACATCTTTGGAGGATATGCAGGCATGATAACCTGTATCAAACAAAGCGCATTTTGGGACGAGCTTAAAAGAGTTCATGCTAGTAAGCCCGCCCCTGAAGTAAAGCCTGTAGTTACACCTCAGGTTGAAGTACCAAAGCCAGCAGAACCAAAGCCAAAAGCTGCGGTTAAGCCTGCTGTTAAACCAGCAGTTAAAGAGGGTAGCACTAATGAATAAAATCTTTAATCTTACCTCTACCTTTAAAGCTCTCGAGAACGACGATGGATCTGTTATGATTCGGGGCATGGCAAGCACAGCTGACTTTGATCGCGCAGGTGACACCATTTCAGCAGAAGCTTGGCAAAAGGGTGGACTAAAGAACTTTGAAAAAAATCCAATTATTCTATTTAATCATGATTATGATAGACCTATTGGTAGAGCAACAGGTATGAAAGCAGGCCCGGATGGTCTGGAGCTAGAGTGCAAGATTAGTAAAAGTGCACATGGCAACGTAGCTGAGCTAGTAAAAGACGGTGTTCTTGGGGCCTTTTCCGTAGGTTTCCGAGTCAAGGATGCTGATTATATAAAGGAAACCGACGGATTAATGATTAAGGACGCTGAGTTATTTGAGGTATCGGTTGTTTCCGTACCTTGTAATCAAGCAGCTACTTTTTCGCTCGCGAAGTCTTTTGACTCTACTGAAGAGTACGAAGAATTCAAAAAAACTTTCACTAATCGTGTAGATCTAGCAGGTCAGTCTCTGGCTAAGGATGAAGTTATTACTTCGGGAATAGCTAGTGACAACACACCTAAAAGCGCGGACATTAATTCCGCAGATCAGGAGATCAAGATGGATAATCAAAACATCGACTTGGAAGCTTTTGCGAAACAGGTAGCTGCAGAAACAGCTGCTAAAATCGCAATGAAGCAGGCCGAGCAAAAAGCAGCTGAGAAACTCGAAGCTGACAAAGAAGCATCTTTCGTAGAAGCACAGAACATCAAAGTTAAGACTGGAATTCAGTCTGGCGTTGAAGCTCTTATGGCTGACATGGAAGCAAAAATGGCATCTAAAGATGCTGACCTTGCTGGTATTCTAGCACAGCATAAAGCAGATCTAGACGAGAAATCTGTCGAAATCGAAGCTATGCAAAACAGCAAGAAAAGCTTCAGCAACCGCGGTGGCGATCTAACTAAGTTCGGCAAGGAGTTCCTCCATGCTTCTGTACTTGGTAAAATCACTGGCAAAGGCTGGGACACTAAGTTTGCTCAAGACCTTAAAGAAAAAGTAGGTGTTCAGTTTGACACTCACGGTGAAACTTTAGCTACTATCGTTTCAACTACTTTTGAAGAAGAAGTTCGTCTTAACCAACGTGTTGCTCAGTTATTTAAAGAGCTACAGGTTAATTCTGGTGCAACTGTACTTCCTTTGATGGATGACACTAACCTTGCAACATTCTCTGCAGGCGGAATTGGTAGCGGTATCTTAGAAAACCGTACCCAAGTAGCTGCTAACGAGTTTGAATTACGTGAAGTAACTGCACTCGCTAAGCGTCTTATCTCTGGTACTTATATTGCTGCTGATACTGACGAGCAAGTTGTTGTAACTATCTTGCCAATGATCTTGTCTGCTCTAGCTCGTGCTCACGCTCGTGCAATTGATGGCGCTTTCACTATTGGTAATGCTTCAATCGTAGGTCTTTGTGGCGCTGCAGGTACTGACGGATCTGGTTCTTTCTTTGCAGGTGATTCTGCTTCTGTAACTGACTTAGCTGTTAACGGTTCTGCAAATCTTACTGCTGCTATGCTTATGTCTGCTCGCGGCGAAATGGGTAAGTATGGTATTAATCCTGCTGACGTTGCTTACATCGTCAACACGGAAGAGTACTACAACCTAGTAAATGATCCTGCTTTTGCTGATATTAGTGAAGTTGGTTCTGATCTAGCTGCTAAGGTACAAGGTTCTATGGGATCTGTTTACGGTTCTCCTGTTGTTATCTGTGATCACTTTGCACGTGCTGCTACCAAGACTGCTGCTATCGCTGTCAACGTTCACAACTACGTTGTGCCACGTTTGAAAGGTGTTGGTATTGAAAGTGAATATGAGACTGCAAATCAGCGTACTGCTATTGTAGCTGCTCAATCACTTGGATTCACCGAGCTTTATGCTGGCGCCGTAGGCGACCTTCCTTCAGTTCGTATTGAATACGCTGCAGCTTAATTGTAGAAGAGTAATAAAACTTGGGGGTTCGCCCCCGAGTTTTTACTAATGGACTTATGACCTTATGGCAAATTTAATAACTTTAGACGAATACAAGACTTCCGAGAAGATCGAAAGTACGAAGGAAGACGCTCGTCTCAATACTATTATAACGTCCGTGAGTCAATTAGTAAAAACTTATTGTAACAATACATTTGTAGACTACAAAACTACAAATAAAACAGAATACTTTAATAACCACTATAGTGTTACTTCTATCCAATTGTCTGAAAGCCCACTACTCACCGTAGTCTCTGTGAAAGAGCGCACGGGTATAGCGGAGGCATACAAAACATTAGTTGTTAATGTTGACTATTATGTAGACCTTGGAACTGACAGTATATTTAGATCTAACGGTGCAAATGGCTACACTCCTTTCCCTATGGGACCGGGCGCTGTAGAAATCGTATATACAGCAGGCTATACAACCTGCCCCGCAGACCTACAGCTAGCAGTAAGTGACCTAATTACTTATTATCATAAAGATGAGCACAAAGCTCGTCAAACTATGCAGGGTGCAAGTATACAGAACAATACTTCTTCTAGCCAACGTAATAACGTAGCGTTCCCAGACCATATTAAAAGGGTCTTGGATCTTTATAAGAACTTCTGAGTGTCTAGACCTAAACTTACACAGTTTTTAAAGAAACTAAAGACAGAGCTAAGAAAAAATTCTAAGTTTAGAGCAGAAACCGGTGAGGTAGCGCAGAACACTTTTTACTACTCCCCCAAAGAGTTACAAGAAGCCTTAAAAACTGAATTTGAGTTTAGAAAAATAGAGCACTTAATAGCACCCGGCACAGATTTAAATGCGTGGATAAAAAGACAAACAGAGAGGCTGTTAACACACCTTAGGGGAAAGTATAAAAACGAATTTAAAGATAGAAAGTACGAGATGAAAGGAAACCAGCATTTTATGATGGTAACTTTACAGAGCGAGATTAATCCTAAAAGTAAAAAAGGGAATCCGTATAATAACTTTGTATCATTAAGAAAGCTATATAAAGAGGAAATGGATAAATTTGCAGTCGCTCTTGCTCAAAAATGTTCTGATCTAGGGGAGAAACTTCTTCAAACAAAGAATGAAAATGAAGAGTTAAAAAAAACCGGAAAATTCAATCCTGCGAATAATAAAAGAGTAGTAGGTACTAAGGAAGTAGAATTAGGTAGTCATCTTGTAGAAGGGGGACATGATAAAGGTTATGAAATCTATGAATCAAAATTACAAAAATCTTTAGCCTCTGCGTTTAACGACGAATACCCTAGACGAGTTAGTAGAAAAGTATTAAACGCTGATCTTAAAAAACTTGGGCTTGATGTATCTATGGAGCGAGATGATACAACAGGCGAGTACTATTTTAGAATGCAGTCCCTTGTTGATAATAGAGCAGGCGGAACTATATCAGCCAAAGCATCTCAAGACTTTAATAAACAACTAGAAGAAGCATTAATAAAATTGGATGGAGACAACCAAAGTATTTTAAAGTTGCAGGGCTCTCCTTCCATGTTAGACATGAAAATGGATGATACTGCAATAACACTACTAAAGCCTTTTGAGGGCAAAAAGAACATAAAGGTTACAAAACCTAAAAAGCCTAAAAAGACGAAGAAAAAGCCAATAAAAAATAAGGCTAAAGTTAAAGCTAAAAAGTCGCCTATGTCTATTACAGCAGTGGCGGTACGCAAAATTAACCTTAGCAAAGCTAAGTCCCAGAGACGAAAAAAAGGTGGTGGAGGTACTTCTTTTAACCCACTACAAATAGTAGCTCTAATAAATAAAGAATTACCAGATACTGTTGAAAAGAATATGATGGAACCCCGACTTGTTAGTAGATCAGGTAGATTTGCAAGCAGTGTTCGAGCTACTGATGTAGTTAAAACGCCTCAAGGTTTTCCTAGTGTTGGTTATACTTATCAGAGAAATCCATATCAGATTTTTGAGGGTGGCATGGGAAAAGAGCCTTGGGCAAACGGACAAAGAGACCCTCGACAATTAATTGATCAGTCTATCCGAGAAATTGCAGTAAGGTTCGCGCTCGGCAGATTATACACTAGGAGACTTTAATGGCTACAAGAGATTACACTACAAGACGCCTAGGTATAATAGAGGCTCTAGTAAACAAACTAAAGGATATTAATGGCTCAGGTGCTTTTTTATCTAATGTAAACGAGAACGTATCCCCTCGTTTAAAGTTTTGGGATGAGGTGGAGGAGTTTCCTGCAATTCACCTGAATGCTGGCTCTGAGACAAGGGAGTATCAGGGCGGTGGTTATAAAGACAGATTTCTATCTGTAACGGTTCGTTGCTATGTACAATCGGAAGACGCAGTACTAGCACTAGACGAATTGTTAGAGGATGTAGAAACAGTTCTAGAAGAAAACTCTAAATTAACGTATAAGGATCGCAATAACGCTGATCAATATACACAACAGATCACAATTGTTAGTATTGATACTGATGAAGGTGTACTAGAACCCATGGGTGTAGGTGAAATGCTCATTGAGGTTCGATATTAGAAAATGCAGGCACGAGCAAAAGTTCACGTCCTAGCCTTTTCAAGATAACATAGGAGATTTACTATGGCTGATACATTATTTTTTAGCAGAGACACCAAAGTCTACGTCGCACCCTTGAATGCCGCAGGTGCCGAAGTAGCTGGAGCTATTTGGGAAATTCCAGTTTTGGATGGTTTCTCATTCTCACAAGCAACAAACAGTTCAGAGATTACTTTGAACGAAATGGAAGCATCAGGTGGCGGAAGCCGTCGTGGTCGCAAGATGTTTAACGACTCTTATGCTCCTGCAGAGTGGAGTTTTTCTACTTATGCACGACCTTTCAAAACAACTGCAGGTTATGCTGCGTACGGTGCTGATAACTTAAGTGGCAACGATCACGCAGTTGAAGAAGCTTTATGGGCTATGATGGTAGGAAATGCGGGCGCAGGTTATACTGTACCAACAGCAAGTGCTACATCTGCTTGGGCTCAAGGTTTGACTCAAACGGCAGCGGCAGGGGCTGTTCCAAAGCATTTAGCTATCGATTTTGATGACTCTAACACCTCTACTTTAGGTATTGCGAACATTTACTTTGTACTTGGTAAAACAGGTGAAACTGCAACTACTTACAAGATTGCAAATTGCTGTATGAACGAAGCTTCAATGGATTTTGATATTGATGGCATCGCTACTATTGCATGGTCTGGTATGGGTACTATTATTACTGAAGCGTCTGCTCCAACTGAAAGTCGTAAAGAAGCAATTGGCTCTACTACTAACTTCATTCGTAATCGTCTTACTCAGCTTGTTATGACTACTGCTGATGACCACTTGCGCGCAACTGGCGAGGATGATGATGGCGATTCTGATGCAGAGACTTACAACCTAACCTTAACCGGTGGTAATATTACTATCTCTAACAACATGACGTTTTTGACCCCTGAGACACTCGGTGTAGTTAACCAGCCTTTAGGTCATGTAACTGGAACTCGTACTATTGGTGGAAGCTTTACTTGTTACCTCAACTCTACTGCTGATTCTAGCATGGATTTATTCGAGCGTATTATTGAAGATAGTGATACTATTACTAATAAGTTTGATCTTAACTTTAAAGTTGGTGGCGCTTCTGCTGTTCCTCGTGTTGAGTTCAACATGGCAGCTTGTCACTTAGAAGTACCAACTCACTCTATTGATGATGTGATCTCTTTAGAAGTTAATTTCCATGCTCTAGGCACAGATATTAGCTCTACTGACGAAATCGCTATCAAGTATATAGGTGCGTAAAAAAAGTTCTTGACATTTCTGGTCGATTCGACTATACTATGTAATAAGAAAAGTAAAGGGGCTCTTTCTGAGTCCCTTTTGCTATGCGGAGAAAAATGGCTACTTATAATTTTTTAAAACAGGCGGAAGTCTATGTAGTAGTCGGAAGCGCCTCTGCAGTTAGACTGGACGTAACCAGTAATATAAGTTTTAGTCAAACTTTTACGGATAAAACATATCCGCAAAAGACGTTACATGAGCAACATAAGATGCACGATGCCTCTAATATAAAAAAGGCTAATCCTGCAGATTTTGAGTTTACTATACCTGCACTTACACAAAATACTTTAGATACAATCTTTAATTTGTTAGTAGACTATAAGACTGATACTAATACACTAAATACTTTTACTTTATTTATAAAATTACCAAATGATATTTACAAGCTAGAAAACTGTGTTATAACTAATGGGACATTCCTAATTGAGAAACTAGAGAACCTCAAGTTAACAGTATCTGGCCAAGCAACAAAGCTAACAAGAGGAGCATCTTTAACTGCAAGTTCAACTCGCGGCACAAGAACTCCTCAAACTATAGAGCACTTAACAGTGTCTATAGACGGTACTTCCCTTACTGAAGGGATATACAACTGCTCTGTGGAACTCCAAAATGAGATAGACTGGAATCCATACGAAACTGTCAACGATGCACTAGATGTTACTAACGCAACCACATCTATGTACCCCTCTAGTTTTACTCTAAAAAAGAGAATATTGTCTGGCTCTGTCGGACAATATGTTCTTAGCAATTTTAACAGCGATGTACAATCTTGGAAAACAGGAGTGCCTATCGTAATTAAAGCAGGAAAGTCAGCAACACAAGGTTTTCAGTTTAATTTATTAAACTGTAGCTTTACAAATAGAAACAACGTTGCAGATGTATTTACGCAGTCTTATGACTGGAAAATGAATGACAAC